GGTTTGCTTTCAGCCACGCTGAAGTTAATGCCACTGAAATTATCTGGCTTTGTGCCAGTTCCTACATAAATTGCTTGTTGATTATCCATATTTAAAAATTAATCGTTTAATAATTGTTCTACTTTCTTACTTACTTTGTACTTCTTTCTGATGTCCTGTATGGACACTTTACCAGACTTTAATGCTGACTTGGCGTTATTGAACTTCTCGCCATTATCAGGCAACCAAGCTAAAGCCTCGTTAACGGCATTTGTAGCCGTTTTGCCGTGAGTATTTGTTGCATCTGAGTCTTTGGTATCGTCAATAAGAAATAAGCCGTTTAAAGCGTATTTCCGTGCATAAGATGAACTTGACCCAAATGATTGAGCGATGTCCATACCTTTCCTGTTAATGTCAATTCCAGCCTGAGCACTAACCTGAATAACATCTGTACCATCAGTGATTGTTGCTGTAGCTGAAACCATCGGAGCTTGTGTAGTATCTACATAGTCCGATATAGTAAGAGCAAGTTTGTGCTCAACTAATAGAGGTTTTACTGCCTCTAAAATATCCTCACAACTTCTGTAATTGTACTTACCGAAATTATTTCTCTGATTTTTCGGTGCTTTCAGTCTCCCCTGAATATCCACCAATTTCTCGTATATAGTCATAGGGCAAATGTACAAATCCCAACTGACACCACCAAACAATTATTGAATTAAATCGAAATTATTGAAGTTTTCTTTGTATTTATTGGTGAGTGAGAATCGCATAGCTTTCTGTTCTTCATTCTTAACTATAAAGAAACCATTGTACTCATCAAACCAAACAGCAAAGTAATCACATAAATGTAAGGGATAACCTCCGCCCTCTCTGTGAAGTGTGACTCTTGTATTATTATGTTCAGGGTCTTTTTGTCTATCGGCACTTACATACTTTATCTGTATCTTAAACATAAGTCCGTCTTTCTCTAAAATACAATCGTAGGGCGAAGAATCAAGTAGTGGCATAGAAACATTAAAGCCGTTCTCCATCGCTCTTGTGGCGAACTTATATTCAGCGAAGCAACCTTTCTGGTTTCTATCCATATCACTAATATACAAAAAAAAGTGACAACCTTACAGGGTTGCCACTCTTCCGATTGAACAAAATCAAATATAAAGGACTAAACAGAGAAAAACTTTATATATCGCAAATATACCCTATTGAATTCACAAAGGGGTATTGAATTCATAAAAGTTATTAACGACCTTGCCCACGATACTTTTTCTTATAACCCTTCTGACCTACAGAAGCGTTCTTAGAATGTACGTTTGGGCGTTTAACTTTACTTTTCTTTTTATATGTACTAACTATCTTTCTTGCCATTAATTTTACCTTTTTCCCAAGTTCTTCCCACAAAGTAAGCACCATACACTGTAACGAGGAGTGTTTGAAATATAGGGATATATTCCTTCTGTATTGTGAACTGTCCAATGTTGCCATCGGTAAATGCCAATAGGGTAAACATTGCCGTAAGAAACACCATAATAAGCGGTCGTATGTTCTTTGACAAAAACGAGTCGCTTTGCATATCAAGTCTCCAGCGTTCTGTAACTTGTGTTTGAGCATCATTATCTGCTTTTTCTAATAGTTCTTGTATCTTTTGCTTTGCAGCAAGGCGTTCTTCATCAGTAGTTGTGACCTTATCTATCACAGCTCCGATGTCTTTTATAAGACCACCAGTAATTAATTGAAGTATCTTTTTCATTAGTACACCCAGATTACTTGACTATCTTTATCTATATCGTCTATATCAATATGTATAAAGTTATTTGCTATACCAATACGAGTAATTCCATATTCTGTAAACAGGCGTATTAGATGAAATCTATCTCTTGAGTTGGTACACGCTACATCACAAGCTAAACCTTTTAGATGACTTGAGTTAGGTTTTCCGCCAACCTTAACATTATGAGATTCCGTTCTATAACCACTTGTAATATGTATAGGTCTTCCGTAGTGTTCACGAACCTCATCAAGTATTTCAAGAAGTTCTTTATCCATTAACTGACCAGAACCTTGTATATCTGGAGAGTCGAATTCGTTATAATCAAAGTATTTCATAATTTATCTATTACTTGTTGTATCTCGTTTAAGTCCACGTTTAACTTAAAACTTAAATCAGCAGACCATTGTCTTACAGCTTTATTACCTTTGTAAATTACTACGACAGGAACGTATTGTATTTGATTTTTTAATTCCTTACTTTGTCTTTCCAATAAACCATATTGCACTTTACACCCTCTAAGACTGTTTAAATTCACATCGTGATGTTTGTTCCAATGTGCATTTATTTGTAATACAGTAATATCAGATGATTCTACCTTACCTAAAGATGTAGGGGTAAATAGTAAAAACGCTAAGACAATTAAAGTTCTCATCTTAATTCATATACTCGCTGCTCTATCAGTTCAAGTTTCTCAAAGTTCTTTTCTATCAGTTCACGATTATTCATAATCTCTGACCGAATGGCGTTATCTTTTAAGTCATACTCTTGTCTTGAGATAACAGGCTCAGGCAGTTTCATAGCTTCATCAATCTGCGCTTTTAAGCTAAAGTAAAATGCTGTTACAGTACTGATGCCTATTGCAAGAGACACAATGGTTTCTATGCTCATACTGAATTTAGTATTTTTCGACAGCTCTGCCATTTCTTATCTATTAAGAATTAAACGACCAACCTGCAAAGGTGTGTACACCATTACCCTCAACAGATATTTCATAAGACTTCCAACCATAAGGTGATTCATCTAAATCATTCCACAACACATCTACAGAGTACATATCAGATGCAACGCCCTCAGTTTCTAAATTACCCTCATCGTCAAAGGTAGGTTCTGTAACCCATAGATAACCAAGTTTTACAATAGTGTGCTGATGTGTAGGGTATTCGTTACCCTCATCGTCTGTATCGTGTGGAAGAGCAGCTATTTTTTCTTCTGCTTGTTCCTGTGAGTTAAACTCGTATTTTTTAAATATCGCCATTTTTTTTAACTTGTTAAAGTTGCTAATTCGCTATCGGTTAATGCTTCGTTAAATACCATAGCTTGTTTTACCAAACCATAAAAATACAAAGTGTTAGAGGCATAATGAAAATTGAGTACATCTAAACCACTAATTGAAGTTGCAGTAAATCCACTTGCTATTGTTTTACTAACACCATTTATATAAACCTTATAATCACTTGTCGAATTTCCGTATTTGATGGCTATTTTAAAATTTTGTGTAAGGTCAGCATAAGCATCTCTATAAATCATATTTGCTGTAACAGTACCATTATTATACAACCTTAATTCGCCACTATTCCTTAATTGTATACCTATTGAGTTTGATATTGTGCCATCGCTAATTGTTATGTATCTGTTTGATACATCAGTATCTGTAAATCCTTTAAATTCAACAAACAAAACCCCCTCGCTGTCGTTAAACTCTGCACTTGTTCCTGAACCATTACAAACATCGGCTGAGCGTGTTACTGATGATGATGTTGTAGGTATGTAGCTTGTTGCGTAGCTTCCTGCTTCGATTTGTGGCATAGAAAAAACAATAGTTTTGCCACCATCTTCATTACCTGCCACACCAAAACCTAATCTCAACTCACCATATGCATCCGTACCTGTTGTGAATTGCACTTCTAAAATACCATCATCATCTACATCAGCCCACTGTTTAGAAAAAGAGTTGCTCATATTTGCAATCGATACAATATAGTCGTTATCGTCTAAACTACTATTATTTCTGTCAAACTCGACTCTAAGAATATATGTGGTTGATGCTGATAAACTAATTGTCTCTGATAAATAACTTCTGCCAGTTGTTGACTGAGTATGCTTTACCGCACCCTGCCCTTTGTAAGTGGTTTCTGTATGTGAAAACGTGCCTGTTCCAAAACCAACCACCCAACCTGTTGGTGTTGAACCACCATTAAAAGCAAGAGTTGAGTAAGTTAAAGAGTTTGTTCTACTCGGCTCTAAAAGTAAGTGTGGACAATCCCCTACCACACCACTTGTTAAAGGATAATCTAAACGAGCTTCGCCTATTGCAACTGATTCTATTAAACCATCTTTGTTTACTCGTGTTGCTGTTGAACCTCTACCATGTGTAAAATCGCCATTACCATTAGCAGGTAAAACTGAGTAAACTTTACCTAAGTTTCCTGATGTAGCTTTAAATCCACTTGGTATTAACGCTATACTTGCTTTATCGTATAAACTCATTAGTTTGCTATTAAAATTTCAAAATTCTGCATAATACTCGTAGCACCCTCTGATGTACCACTATCTAAAGTAACTCTACTTGCGTGGTCTGTTGCAATACCTATAACTTTGTATAAATCATTGTTGCTAAATAGAGTTGATTTTATTTCGTTAATTGCTTTTCGTCTCTCTGCTCCTCCATCGAGTACAATAAACTCGTCTGTTTCTATCATATCGGCAGTCATATCTGTAAACTCCGATAAGTCTAAACTTAGTGCTGGTGTTGAAGTGCCATTTGTAACATCTAATCCAGTGCCAACTGTTACCTCTGTAACTGTACCTGTGTTTGTTGTATATCCTGCACCATTAGTAAGTTGATTGTTATTATCAGGGATTGTTGTATCCCCTGCTAATGCAGTAGTAGATGTAGTACCTAATTGAAGTAAAGAGGTGTTACCCTCTAACGCTGTACCTGCTGTCGTACCAAGCACCATACTTTCCTTACTATTATTTGTAGTAATATCTGACGCTTGTTGGGTAGTAATACCCACTTTGGCATTATTCGTTGTTATATCACTTGCCTGTTGCGTAGTAATACCAACCTTTGCTGTGTTAGCAGTTATCGCATTGGTTTGTTCAGTTGTTATACCAACTTTGGCTGTGTTAGCTGTGATTGCATCTGCTTGGGTAGTTGTGATACCTACCTTCGCATTGTTAGTAGTTATGTCAGATGCTTGTTGCGTAGTGATTCCGACCTTAGAATTGTTAGCAACTATATCGGCAGCTTGTTGAGTTGTAATGCCAACCTTAGCGTTATTGGTGGTAATATCACTTGCTTGTTGTGTTGTGATTCCGACCTTAGCTGTGTTAGCTGTAACATCAGAGTTTGATGATACTCTTTCATCGGTATAGTACAAGTTAGATGTACCCTCTGTAATATCGTCTGAATCTAAAACTACTACACCTGTTTCGCCATTTACAGAAGTAACTGCATCAGTAGGATGCGTTAAACTTTCCCAACCCTCGTTTTTTCTTACATAAGAATCGCCATCATTAGGTGCTTCTGGGAAAGACACCTTAGAATTGTTTGTGGTTATGTCTGACGCTTGTTGAGTAGTAATTCCAACTTTAGCGGTGTTCGCAGTTATAGCGTTAGCTTGTTCTGTAGTAATACCTGTCTTAGCAGTATTCGCTACAATAGCATCAGCCTGTTGAGTTGTTATACCTACTTTTGATGTGTTGGCGTTAATAGCACTCGCTTGTGCATCAGTTATTCCTGTCTTGGCGGTATTGGCTGCAACCGCACTGTTTGATGCTACACGAGAGTCAGTGTAATATAAATTAGTGCCTTCATTAACATTACTTGAAGTAAGCGTTACAGAACCAGTCTGACCGTTTACAGAAGTAACATCGTTTACTTGTGCACCAGCTTCTATTCCAGATAACTTAGAAGAGCTTGTGGAGTCAAAACTGACCTTTGAATTGTTAGTAGCTACATTAGATTCAAGAGTATCTAAATCTACAGCTTGTGTGACGCTTATATTAGCCACTTTCGCTGCGTCTGCTGAAGGATAAGAGTTCTTAGCTGTATTGAGAGAAATAGCACCTGTATTCGTGCTTATATCGCTTGTATTAGTGCTTATATTAGACGTATTCGTGCTTATGTTAGCTGCGTTTGTATTTACGCCAGAATCAACATAATCTTTTACTGCGCCAGAAGTGGGTATTGAACTGTCGTCATCATTGTTTGATATACCATCAGCTTCATCCACAAACTTAGTAATTGTAATATCTTCTCCAGTATCTTTGAGTGAGCCAAACTCGGTAGTACCAGTAACCTTTATAGAGCCATCGGTGTTTATAAATACGCCTGTTTGATTACCATCGCCATCAGTAATTTCTACTTGACCTGTAATCTCAGCGTTATCAAGGGTCTTTAACAATCCCTTGAAAGTATCTTTTATCTTTTTGTTATTTAGTGTAGCCAATGTTCTCTGTTAGTTTTACTTGTTTAACTCTTCTTTCTAAATACTTCTTTAGCTTTACTATATTACCCTCTTTAGGCTTGTACTTGCTTATAGATTCCATCCGTGAAATAATACGTCTTTATCTGGGTAAATATCCTCATTGTTATTTGTATAATACTCTGGAAACTTCTCATCTGCGTGAAAGCTCATATAGTCTATAAAACGCTGAGTATAGTATTCTGCATAATCACGTTCTCTATTAATCAATAGGTCAACCTCTTCTTTACTGGCGATTGAACTATTCTCAGAGTTATGCTTATATACGCCACCATTAGCGATTGTGTACGCTGCAAAAGGTAGATACTCTGCCATAGCATAGTGAATAAGCATAGGTTGAATGTAATCGTTTATAAGCTCCAAGTAGTCTCCTGTTAAATTGCCATCAATAATATCTTGACTAATCTTATCGTATAAATCAGTACCCATAAAGTTTCTAACGTGAATCTCTTGAGCTATATGTATAAACTGAATAAACTTATCAGTGTCCACCGAACCATTAAGTGCGGTGTTCTTTACAAGGTCAGCTCTCTTTATAAATAATGCAGTTGCCATATTATTCTTCTTCTTCTATTTGAGGTTCTTCATCAACTTGGTCTCTCTTGATACCAGTTTCTTTTTCTACTTCACTCTCAGATATAGCGTTTGTCAAGTCAGTAAACTCAAGTGGCTGTAATGTCTTGAAGTATATATCCAATTCAATTCCGTTATACATAAGCACCTTCTCCAACTCATCTAAGATTGTTACTTGCATAGGTCGAATAACAGTGTTATCCATAAGTAGAGAAGCCGTTTGAAGCTCTTCTGCGTTGTTTCCAAGTCCGCTATTGTCTTTGATACCAACGAGCATAGGAGAGACGATTCTGTGCGATACCATCACCTTTCTCATAGATTCATCAGACAAGAATTGATACTGCTGATGAGCGTCAGATAATTGTACAGGGTCTATTGTAGCTGCAAGTTCTTTAGAGTCGTTAAACGCCAAGATAAATCTACCTGCGTTAGAACTACCGCTAAACTTCTCCACAATACTTCTTTCAATCATTTCTCTCTGCTCTTCTGGAGGTACTCCGTTATTGAAGTTAATAAGCATAGAAGGAGCGAGTCCATTCTGAATGTTATTAATATGATAGTTTGCAATCTCTTCTTCGAGCTCTGCATACTGTAAACCACCCTGATAATCTACTGGCGAATAGTATTTGTAACCAGCACGATAAGGCTTGATGTATAATATCTCAAGTGGCGACTTAGAAAAACCAAATGCAGGGATTCTCTTTAGCTTATCAGATTTCTTGTATTCTTCCCAATTAGAGTGATAGAAGTAAGCCTCTATCTCGCCTTTTGAATTGCACTTCTCAGCTCTAAGTGTTTCTACAGGCATATGCTCAACTTGAGCAATTTTCTTTCTGTCTTTGGTGTATATAATTTGAAGTGCAGCTTGACCCATCATCTTGTAGTCGTAGCATATCTTCTTCATACAGTCCTTAGTGAAGAGCTCTTTCATCTCGTCATACTGACTTTGATTCTTATCGCCATCAGTAGCGTCAAGTCCTTTACCATAAATCATTTCTGCAATACCATTGATTGCAGCGTTGTTTGTTGGCGAACCATTATACCTATCAATTAGGTATTCAAAGTAGTTGTTATCATCGCCATAAGAAACCCAGTCTTGATTACTGTATTCCTTAATGTCAGGGCGTGAATATGACTCAAGGTTTACGATGTGTATTTTACCATCTTTTACTTGAGGTTTTACCCTTGCTTTTGTATTTCTTCTTGACTTACTCATACTGTTATATATTCATTGTCGTAGCTTTGTTCAACTACATAATCGTCTTTGTGTACATCAAACTTATCATAATCTGTTTGGTCGGTACAAAATAATACTCCTTTGTATAACTCTCCGCTATTATCAATTAACTTAATACCATAGTATTCGTTTTCTCTAAAGCTGAATTGACCTGATACTGTGGAGAATGGGTCGCCATAATTAAACACAACTTGAGGGTCTGTATTCCAGTTTTGGTCAACGTTATTAAAGAAGACATCTGCTGTTTGCCAGTAATACGGAGAGCTATAATTTATCTCTCTTCTGGAAGACTTGTCGTAAATGCGAATAGTAACTTGACTAACATTCTGTCGTCTTGGTATAACACGAATAGTTTGCAGGTCAGTAGATGTTGTTACAACGTGCATTATAGAATTACATATTCGTTATCATAACTTGTTTCGGATGTATAATCGCCATCCTGCACAAAGAACTTCTCTCCGTCAGTTTGGTCTGTACAGAATATAAGTCCCCTGTATATAATTGCGCTACCATCTTTTACTTCAAATGAATAAGCTCTGTTCTCTACAAGAGAGAAAGAACCTGATAGTATCATAAAAGGGTCAGATGATGTTTTAGAAACAGATACAGTAGATGTGGTAAATTGTGTTTTATCTGTCAGCTCAAGAGTAACAGAACTCGCATCTTGTCGAGGTACTATCTTTAGTTGTTGAGGTGCAATAGATGTAGTTAATAAGTGCATACTAAAGTAACGAAAATGTTCCTTTTTGTTTTTGGCGCATAAAAAAATAGGGGATGTAAAACACCCCCTATCAGATTCATAACCCTATTGAATTTATGGAGAAGGGTCTCTTTGAGTAGATGGTGTAGCGGTAGCACCTGCCATACCTGCAAATGGATTGTCAGCAGTAGCACTATCCATAAAATTAGGTGCAAAACGCTCACTTGCGGTAAATGTCAATGTATATCCACTTAAATCTCCCATAGCAGTACCAGTCACCATTGTTCCAGCAGTAACATCTGCACCATTTTCTATTCCAACAGCATACCATTCGTTATGGTTAGTTTCAATAAAAATGTGAGGGCGACCATAAGCCATTAATTTAATTTCCTTATTATCTTCTTTACTTAATTTCGGAAAAGTCATATTAACAACCTGCTCAAAGAATGTAGTTCCATTCTCAATAGATGATGTTATATTTGTTTCGAGGGAAGCATTTCCTTTGACATCGTAAACGTGATAATTGAAAGTACCATCCATATTGGTAATCTCATCATTTCCAGCTGAATTTATTGTTACAGAACCTAAATCTCCGTAATCAACAAATACGACTGTTTTTACACCACCTACGGCATCTTTACAAGGTCTTAATCTTCCGCCAGTTAAATCACAAGCCATATTATAAGTATTAAAAAGGGGGTGGGTTTAGCACCCCCATATTAGACGATTATTTATTAGGTGTAAAGAACAATGTCACCACCGATACCATATTGGACACCAGCAGTAAATCGCATAATTACACGGACATTTTGACTTCCGTCAAGGTCAGCCATATCAATAACTTTTACTTCGTTGTGGTCGGATAATAGACCAGTACCGAAGTACAAGTTAGCT